GCGCCCCAACTTTCCGTCTTCGTAAGAGAAGACATCCTAGTTGGATTTCCCTTCTAGGCTAAGAAGCCTTGGAGGATCTGACAAGTGCCAACAATAACTAACTCGACGTACAAAAATGATTATCTGAGCAAGTGGACCTGTGATGGTCAAACTACTCAATTAATCTATAATGACTTCGTTGTTAGAACGTTGCGGAACACTTATCTTACGAAAGAGTCACGCGTGAAACCGAGTAACCTTCTCCAAAATATGACTGCCCGTCCTCGTCAGTTTAATGAAACTTTCGATGCCGGTCAACGTATTAAGGAGCAAGTCCACTCGAGATCATGCCGATGGCCAGGTGAATCAGGCTGGTACAGAACGCTCACTAAAAAGGAGCAATTGTACTATACTGAACTCGGCGCGCATAACATCACTCTCGACACAGGAGACTGGGCCACTGGCCTACGTCTCCAGGTGAAGAGTTTGAAGGTATCGCTCGGCGAAGATCTGGCTGAGTATCGCCAGACCGCAAGTCTTTTCAAGTCCGCTGCCTCCGGCGTCTCTGACGCTTGGAAGTATTGGAAAGGAAAGAAGCGGTCAAGGCGAAAGCTTACACCTTGTGCTGTACCAGCAGCTGATCTCATCTACAGTTTCGGAGTAGCACCCTTGATTGGGACTGTTTACGATTCTGTAGAAAAACTGAGATCGACGCTAGATCAGCCAACCTTAGTTAAGGTTGTCCAGAGTGCTACCAAAAATACCACCGTAAATGGTGATTATAGCGGCGGCACTCGTAAGGTCAAGGGAAAGCGATCGTCCAGGGCGGAAGTGTACCTCTCTTTTTCTCGAGGTAGTGCTCAGTTCACACTGGGTAACCCTTTGGAAATAGCTTGGGAGCTTGTCCCCTATTCCTTTGTGTTCGACTACATGATACCAGTAGGTAACATGCTGAAGGCACTCGACGCTTTAACAGGCGTCAATGGAATATACGGAACGGTGACTCACCGGGATAGTATCAGTGGCCAATATTGGATCGATGAAGATCCAGCGTGGACAACGGTCTTAAACAAACCGTGTACGTCCACACTTAAAGGCCACTCTCGGGATTTGGTGTCTTCGATACCAATGCCGAGCTATCCAAGATGGGATCCATCTGCATCGTGGCATAAACTCCGCCATGCAGTTGAGCTCCTTTATGTTAGTCGCAGGTGTTAGTTATATCACTTGCTATCTTGAGGTATCAAATGTTGATACTTCACCTTAGAGAGGGAATGTTCCTAATCTAAGTAGCGCTTACGCTAAAAACCTTTCGCATTATGCGATCAGACGGGGACTTAATCCCCCAAGGAAGTTAACATGCCAGCTATTGGTAATATAACAATCGATGACGCTACACCAGCCTCAGCTATAGTTTTTAAGCCGAGGAAAGCCGATCCTGAGAAGAGTATTTGGGTGAAGAACGGGTATAACGCAAGTAATACCTTTTCCGCAGCCGATACAATTCTCAGTGTGGGCGTCTCTCCCGCCTCTGCTAAGAGGCCAACCACTCGAGTCAAGACTGAACTGTCGTTTCCCAATCCCAGCTATGCTGTGACGGATACAACAGAGATGTCTACTGCACGTTTCTACACCACGGTAATCGTTCCGGACGACTTCTCTGAAGCCGATCGGCAAGATTTCGAGGCGTTTTGTGAAAACTTCATCGCTGATGCGGTCTTCACAAGTGCAGTTGTCGATTCTGAAGGATCTTATTAAGATCATGGGTAAGAAACTTTCGAAGATCCAGGCCACACTCATACTTAAGTTTACCAAAAAGTATCTTGGTAACGTATGGGCTATTGGCTTGGCTCTCGTCATGCTCGTCTTCGGCATTATTGTCGAAGTACCCAGCTGGACTACCGATTTGATCGGTTAGAGCCAGATTCAGAAAAATGGTTGTTTTATTATGCCGTTAGGCTAATAAGGAGATACGCTATGTCTTCACATGTTTGTGAGGCTATAGACTCTGACCTTAGGTTAGAGTCCCAGACCGTTCAACGTCTATGCGAAACGATTGATTCGCCCAGATCACTCACCGTATGGCTCTTAATCGAGCATGGTGAATGGTCGGAGTTAGTAGACCTTTCTATCGATCCTGGTTTATACGAGGACCACAGCAAATTTGCTGATGATTACCTCGTAACCGAGATCTTAAAGAAAAGTCCAAACCTCCCTTTGGGGATTGATCGACGCGGACGTGCTCTTGATGCGTTTGTTGACGCAGAGCTCGGATGTTGGTTCTCAAATATGAGATTCGCCGAAGATCGCAAACCAGGATGGATTGCGGGATTTGAGCGGAACCTCGATTTGATTTTAGGTCCTTGTAATCAGTCCGCCCTCAAGAAAATTGAGGAACGGAGTAGATTTGGACCTGGTGCCAGCACCGGTGTACGCGGGGTCGGTAGTGCAATGTCAGATAAGTTCGACAAACCACTACATATGACCGCAAGCTTGTACCCGTTCTTCCGATCGATTATCGGCGACGTCTGGTGGGAACACCAGCAACAGCCAAAGATCGTGGTTCCGGGTAATAAGTTTACAACCGTTCCGAAGAGTGCTAAGACCGATCGCGGGATATGCGTCGAACCGACGCTGAACATGTATGTTCAGTTAGGTGTCGGCTCATATATCCGCTCTAGGCTTAAGCGCTTCGGCGTCGATTTGAACACTCAGCTCCATAATCAGGAACTGGCGCAACGAGCTTACGTTGATGGTCTTGCGACTATCGACCTGGCTCAAGCGTCAGACTCCCTGTCTTGGGGTCTTGTGTTACACTTTGTCCCTGAACGATGGATGGAATTGTTATTCCTCCTTCGCTCCGAGAGAACTACACTTCCCGATGGGGAAGTGATAGACCTCGGAAAATTCAGTTCGATGGGTAACGGTTTTACGTTCGAGCTTGAAAGTTTAATCTTTCACGCTGTCGTCCGTACTATCGTTCCAAAGAACCGGCAGGACGACTGTGCAGTCTACGGTGACGATATTATCGTCCCCACGGAATACGCAGCCAGTGTCATCGACGCTCTAAACTTTCTAGGGTTTAGAGTGAACGGCGAAAAGAGTTTCCTGGCAGGAAACTTTTTCGAATCGTGCGGCACAGACTTCTTCAGGGGGCACAACGTGCGCCCATTCTACCTTCGTGGTAGGGAAGATTCTATCCCTTACCATCTCCAGATTGCTAACTCCTTACGGAGATATGCATGGCGGAGAGGTGGAGAAGAGTTCTGTGATTCTCGGTGGAAGCCTATTTGGCTTCTCCTCTTACACGGTATCCCGAAGCATTGGCGATCGTGCCAAGTCCCGAATTTATTCGGTGACTGTGGTATAATCGTTGCTGAG